CGCGTGCTGCCCTCGCGAACCGACCAGACGTTGAACTGCCCAAGCACCTGGACGCAGACCAACTGGTTCATCGCGCAGTGTGCGGGGGCGAACACGGCGATGGTAGTGGCGCTGGCGCGTGGCGGCACGACGTATTCGGCAATTAGCGGCTTCACCACCACGCACTCTGGAACGGCGCAGTATCTATTCGGGGGGCTGAGCGCTGGGACATATTCCGTCACGGTGGGAGGGTCATCTGTGACCGGTAGCCCGTTCACCGTGGCTGCCGGAGATAGCTCCATCGAGTTCACCAGCACGGCCGGTGCGGTTGCAGTTGCGGCAACATCTGGGATCGGCGCGGGAACTCAGATGCAGAACGGTCGATTGAGTGGTCAGGCAACCATTCACTAGGCGTAATGATTACACATTAGTTCCACTCTACCCTTTCACATCAGCTTTACAAGGGCCAGCGACACGCGGAACGGGGTAGTGCCATTCGCGTTGGACGTATAAATGTATGGGCTATGCAACCCGTCAAGCCGGATGATCCATGGCGGTTCCGCAGTGACGCTGACGGTGAGCAATTGCGTATAGGTAAGGCCTAGCTCATCCTCCCAGACGATATACAGGTAGACCGGAGGCCCTGCCTGACTGCCGGAAATGTATCCACACGCCGCATAGAGTCCACCGGGAAGCGTTCCGCCTGACTTGCTGTACAGGTAAGTGGTAGTGATGTTTGCGGTCCGATTCGAGGAGTCATAGTAGTTGGCGACCGACCCGGAGAACACGCCCGCTGCGCCGGAGTAAGTCAGCACTTTTTGCTGAAGCGCACTGCCCGTGCCGTCATCGGATGTATTTCCACCTGTATATAAGGTCCCCTGCACTGTGAGAGTTTGGGTGGTCACATCGCCCGCGAAATCTACCCTGTAACTGGGGGTGCTAGACCCTCCCACAAATAGGGCGATGGCGTCTGCTCCTCCAGTTGCTTTGGCTATTTGGATGCCCGGACCCAATCCGGCATTTAACTGTATCTGTCCTGCTGTGGAAGTCGTTCCCACATATAAAGTGGAGACATACTCTGAGAACCATGGGGCACTATTGGTGCCTATATTGTTAGAGCTGATAGCTAGGAGATTACCGGTGCCACTAATTACAGTGAGCCCATTGATCTCGTAGCCGCCGAAGAAACTAGCAGAGGCCGCTGATGTCACATTCCCTAAGTAGTCTACGGAAAAGTTGTAGGCACTCGTTGACCCATTAAAGTACTGGGTTTGAAATGCGAGGGTTGTAGTGGGGTTCACTGTGGTGTATGCCGTAAGTGTGCTATTCCCGATCATTGTGATATTGCCATTCACCTCCAACTGAGCGCCTGCGTTGGAGGACTCTCCAATTGACACTCTGTAGGCTGTGCCGGAGGGGTACAGTAGACTCCCTGAGAGAGTCCAGTAAGACCCCCCGCCGCTGGGGGTTACACAGGTGCCATTCGCCGCGAGTACGTTTGTGCCAGTGCAGCCGGAGCCCCCACTGAAGAGACTCACAACATCTCCATAGGTGGCTATGCTAGGGATTCCAGTGAGGTTCGTGTTCTTTAGCAGACCTGTACTCAAGCCCGCAAGGGATGTGCCATTGATCTGGTTAGCCGACACCACGCCGGCCGTGGCACTGGCGGGGGCTAGGCTTCCTCCACTGGCTACTGTCATAGTGGCTGTGTTGTTTGCACCTGTGGTGATGGTCCCGAATGCTACTGCTGAGCCTGATGCTAGTGATGTCCAAGTGTTGCATGTTGTACCGGATGCAGCAGAGCAGTACTTGAGGACCCCAGAGCTGTCGAAGTAGAGCATCCCCAAGGCTGTGGTCTCGCCACTGATGGGTGTAGGAGCTGAGCCTTGGATCATGTGGAGATATTTGGTTGCTATAAAGCTGGAGGCTGTCCCTCCACCTGTTGGGGCATTCAGGCAGGTAGACACATTGCAGGTCCCCGTAGTGGCAAGGAATCCTGAGTCAGCTTGCATGTAGCCATGTTGGACTGCCATTCCGGCAGCCGAAGTGCTTACAGAGTCTACAGTAAGGAGTGGATGGCTACTCGGAGTTGTGAAGTTGAAGTAGATATTCCCTCCCAGGGTAGTGCTCGCCCCACTGCCGGTGTAGAATGCAACATCTGTGGCTGTTCCTCCTGAGACTGTGCCGCTGCTGGCGAAGCACTGCCATGTGGTGCCATTATAGAAGACCGGGCAGGCCCCTGGTCCTGCATAGAAGGACAATGCCCCAGCGTTAAAAGTGTCATCCGTAGTCAGTGGTGGCCCAGAGGCTAGGATTGTCGAGTAGTTTCCCGTTTGGATGTAGTTCAGGGCGGTAAATGAGTGGGCATACATGCCTCCTGAGGGGGCCTGAATGGTATTCCACTCAGCTCCAGTGGGGGCGTTGAACCCCGATGGTGTGCCCGTAGACTGTATCACACCTGCTACGGAGAGTTGATTGGATGCGTAGGCTAAAGCTGCTGATCCAGTGAATGACCCGGACCCCCCATTGAGCTGAACAGCTCCAGTGGGGCCAACTGCTCCTCCACCACCGCCGCCCGATCCCAAGCAGACCCAAGTGGTTCCGTTGTAGACTACCTCACATCCAAGAGTTGTGTTGAAGCTCATCATGCCTGGAACTGGCGCTCCGCTGGCATATCCAGGAACGATTGCGTTAGGACCGTTTGGGTTCAAGGGATTGTCACAGGCAGCAATACTGGTGCAGGTTCCTGAGGGACCACCGGGATTCTGGTCGGAGTATCCTGTAGAGATGTATCCCCCTAAGTATGCCCCGTACTGATTATTCAGCTTGCCTGCGGAATCAAGTCTCACGCCAGCTATCGGAGTGTATCCACTGGCGAGCTTCGTCCCTGGGGGGTAGAGATGGGCGGCAGATATCAGCCCGGCCTGTACTCCTCCACTGAAAAGCTGCACTGCATTCCAAGCGGCATTGTCCGTAGCAAAGCCCCCGAGAGCAAACACATATGTATTGAGGTTCAAGCCATTGGGCTCTCCTGGGGGCTCTGGTATGGGGGGAGCGCAAGGCGTGCCTGTTATGTAGTAGTTGATCCCTCCCGTAGTGGTCCAAGGCGCATGGTATCCCTGCACAGGAGATGTGGAGTTCCACAATACTGTGTCGGCTGCTCCGAATGATCCCAAGCTTGAGAGATAGGTGGGCTGCGCCACGATATTTCCCCACGGATCGTAGCAGGTCTGCCCAGATGTGGGGGACTGGGTGACAGGCCGGAAGTCTATGTAGCCGCCGCCTGTATTGGCTGCATTGGGGAGGGCTAAGTAGCCGGGCACACTCACCCCGTCAGTGGTGGATTGCAGCCCTGGAGTGGTCACTGCCGCCGTGCTGACTCCTCCAGCAGCGAATATGGAGCCCACTGGTACTGTGATAGCTTGTGTGCCGCTAATCCCCGTCACGCTCAGATTTTGAGTAGTGCTGTTCCAAGTCAGATTGGAAGATCCACTGAATGACCCGGACTCATTGACCTGCACAGAGTTGCTGGGACCTCCGGGGCTGATTGTGAGGGTGGCATAGTCGAACAGGAGAATGTCTCTGAACACATAGGGTGAGGATAAGGATGGGGGTCCACCGCCGGATATCTGCACGTCATAGCGCCCATTCGCGGCGTAGAACTGGCCGAATCCTAGACTGTTAGCGGTAAATGGATTGGAGAGAGAGGTCCCTGAATTGTTGGAGTAGAGAGTGGCTAGGGTGCTCCCTCCGTCGATGTACACCGTTATCGTGCAGGAGGGATAGCTCTGCATCACTTGTGTGGAGGAGCTGATTCCCCCCGTTATCACAGGCTTGCCGCCCTGTTCGCAGGGGATGATGACTCCCTGCATGGCCATTGCTGGAATTGCAACTAAGATGAGGCTCAGGAATAGGTTGCGCATGATTCAAGTATAACTTATGATGGCTGTATGAGATACATCATTGCTACGCTGCTGTTGTCTATCGGCCTGCTCTATGGGCAGGCTAAGCCTGAAGCGAAGGACCCCCCCAAGCTGCCCGCTATCCAGGATAAGGATAGGGCTGACTTCCTGCTTGTCCAGCGGGACTTCCTTGGAGTGCAGAAGCAGTATGAAGATGCCTTCAAGAACGAGCCCAAGGTGGCCCAGTTCAACGCATCTTTGCAGAAGCTCCAGAAGGAGTGCTCTGACGGCGGGGGTCAGCTCGACCTCCAGACTGTGCAATGCACTGCCAAACCTGCTCCCCCGGCCCCTGAAAAGAAGTAGTGTAATCATTACATCGGGGTTCTCCCGGCTCCCTATATGATAAGGATATGAAAGCAGCCATTCGAGCGCTGATTCTGGAGAAGGATAAGGCTAGGGGTATGGTCCCCAGTCCTAGATATGGCAAGACCGATACAGTCTATGGGGCCTATCTGACTGAGCTTAACCCCCGTGGAAACAAGGACTTACAGCTTGCCCTCGCCTCCAGCGCCGATCCCCGCTTTCGTGAGTTCCTTGACCGCCTCATGAGCCTCCGGTACAAACGGATGGCTCTCGCCACCATTGCAAAGGGCTGTGGCATTGACTTGGCTGAGTTCAACAAGTGGTGGAATCAGGCCTCCACTCAGCAAGCCATTGCCATAGCCCAGAGCAAGAGCTTGGATATTACTCGGGATATGGCTGAGGACGCCCGGACTGTGGATGCTGTGTGTGAGCGTTGTGATGGGCTGGCCTTCATCCCAGCACAGTCTGGGCTGCCTCTGGAGACTCCTGGATATAGGCCAATGACTGGCCCTGAGGGGGAGGTCTTGTGGATACGATCTTGCCCAGTCTGCCAGAATGGCAAGGTTAGGAAGCCTGGAGATCCTCATGCTCGGGATCGTGTGCTGGAGATTGGGGGGTTGCTCAAGCGTGAGAAGTCGGGCATCAACATTATCCAGAACTTCGGTGGTGCATCTCACTCCAGTGCTGTGCAGGATCTTGATGATGCCATGCCCTTGGATGTCCCCTTTGAAGTGATGGAGTGATTGTGGTCAAAAAATGGATCAGAAGTGTTGTGGAGCTGTTTGCTCCGTTCACCGCCATTGCCCAAGAGCTGCGGACTCTCAGGGAGTTATATGAGCTTGATCTTGCCTCTCGCAATCCCCCCATCATTCGTGTGACAGAGGCCCCCAGCAAAGGTGACACCACTGTTCTCTACGGGGAGGAGCCGGAGGAGAAGGGTAAGCTGCGGGAGATGCTGGACGCTTGGAACGAGAGTGAGGATTAGGTGTATCACCCCGAAATCATCGACCGGCGGCTCTGGCAGGCCAAGAAGAAAGGTCTGCTGTATCGAGTGAGGCCCCGTGAGGAGTCCATTGAGATATCAGCTAGGCTGGAGAAGCTGTGTCGGAATGCCAAGGGGGAGCCCTTACCTGAGGGGCAGTTACAGCGAGACTTGGATGAGAAGGAGCGGGCGTTCATAGGCTCTGAGCGCATCTTGTGCAAGGCCAACTTTGAGTACTATCTGACCCACTATCACTCTGTGAACCTTGATCCTGGAGTAGGCACACAGGAAGGTATTGGTCCGGGTAAACTGCTTGAGTCTCAGGGGAAGTTTATACGAGAGATTGGCCGAAGAGAGCTGGAGTGCCATCAGGAGTATCAGAAGTATAACCTGACAGAGGGCATCCGGGTCTATGCCCACAAGTGTCGGCAGGTAGTTTTCACTAGCACGGCCCGCGCCATGACTCTTCAAAGGATGCTCCTTTACCCGGGAACTAGGGCTTTTGCTTGTGCCCTTAACCCTGATGGCGTAGGTGAGTTGTATAAGAGAGACAAGCTGGCGATCAGTAAGCTGCCATTCTGGCTGAGGCCCACGGAAACTGAAATCTACCCAGATGTGAAAGACTCCGAAATAGGATTCACGGCCCCCATAAATTCCCGGCTACTCTACCAAGCTGAAAACCAGGACCAGGGGATTGGTGTTGGAACTCAGCAGGATGTTAGCCATCTAACTGAAGTCAGCTTGTGGAAGTACCCCTACCAGATAGGATTCTCATTCTCTCCCTCTCTTCCTAAATCAAGAATGACACTACACATACAGGAGGCGACAAGTGCCCCCTACCCATATTGGCAGGATGTGACGGAGGCTTGTCGTCGCAAGGAGAAAGGGTTTGAATCGTGGACTTACATCTTTATTCCTTGGTACTTCAACACCTTGAAGTATCGAGCTGTGCCTCCACCTAACTGGGTGATGGAGAGTCACACAAGAGACCACATTGCACTTATAGAGAGGACAAGCCCCGAGTGGTGTGATGGAAATGTGTACCGGCCCACTATTGAGCAGATGTACTGGTGGGAGACAGAGAGAGCCAAATTCAAGAAGGAGGGTAAGCTCTCGGCATTTCTGGCGAACTATCCCGCCACTCCAGAACAGTCTTTCACTAACTGGTCAGAGGGGGCTCTCCCGACTGAAGTTTTGGAGCAGATGGAGTCAGACCTACGCCAGCCTGAGGTGTATGAGATATTCATCGACCAAGACCCATCGGCAGAAGAAGTAGCCCCTCCGCAGGAGTCCAGTGATAAATTTCCTTCAGCATTGTATGTGGGAGGGTCCTCTATACAGAGGTACAGTGCAGAGCCGTGGTCTGAGATAGAAAGAGATCCTAGAGGGCTGCTGTTTCTGTGGGAACCCCCTAAGAGAGGTGCCAAGTACATCGTCAGCCTTGATGCGGCAGAGGGTCTGACGGGCTGGACTAGAGCGTCTGGCGTGGAGGTGGATAAGAAAAGGGATAATGGAGTTGTCACCGTCTGGAGAGTGGATGGAATTAAGACTCTTCTGTTCAAGATAGAGGATGGATTCCAGTCTCCCGACATAGACCCCCGCACTAATAAACAGAAGTTCCTGTACAAGGATGTCCAAGTCGCTGAATATGCTGGCCCCTGTGATGCTGTGGACATAGCCGGAATTGCTGATATCCTTGGTAGGATCTTTGCAGGGGACGAAGAGGATCAAGCAGAGCTAATCTTGGAGTCTTGGCCGGGGTGCGGAATGCTTAGTATGCAGGAATTGCTCCGGCGGGGGTATGCCAACCTGTGGCATTGGGAGTATTTTGCAGATGGTCCTGCGCAGGAGACATCATATATAGGGTGGAGATCCACCGCACGAAGTCAACAGATACTCTGGAGTAGAGCGCGTAGGCATATCATAAGCCCCGGAATAGTGGTGCGCTCCAAGTTCCTCTTGTCCGAGATGGCATCAGCAGAGCTGGACTATGAGAAGATGCGGGCTAGAGCGGCTGCCGGTAAGCATGATGATCGGCTACAAACTGCCACAATGGCGTTCTGGGCTGCCCACCGCTGGACTTACGATGTGGAGAGAACAGAGGAAAAGGTGTCTGAGATAGTGGTAGATGACTATCAGCGGATGGCCCCTACCTTGGACAAGTACCAGTCCTTCTCAGACTGGAAAGCAGCCGCGACGGCTGACTGGGAGGAGTAGCTATGTCTTATGAACAGTGGCTTGCAGCACTTTGCCTCTGGCGGGAAGCTAGAGGCTGCACTCTCTTGGCTAAGAGGGCTATTTACTGGGTCATCCTCAATCGAGCAAGAGACTCTAAGGGGCGCTGGCCCAAAACTGTGCCGGGGGTAATCCTCCAGCACGCTCAGTTTAGCTCCTTTCTACAGTCCGACCCCAACTGCATCAAGTTTCCGCAGCAGGGAGACCCTGTGGACTGGGCTGCATTCCAGTCCTGCCAAGCCGCCGTATCGGACTCTCTAGGGGCAGACCCGACATCCGGCGCTAACAGCTATGAGAGTTGCCCTCCAGACAAGATGCCTTCATGGGCTGATCCTACCAAGGTTACTATAGCTGTTGATGGCATCAGATTCTACAAGCTATAATGCTCCTATGGCTGCTCAACCAACTGTCACCAAATCAGCTAAAGTCTACGCGGTGGACCCTCCACCATCCACCCAGCGCTGCACCACTGAGGATGTTCACGACGGTCTCAAAGTGACCTTCCTCATTGACCCTCTCCAAGCCAAGCGCCTTAAGATGCGGGCTGGCACTCGCCCCCTCTATAAGTACCTGTGGGAGAATATCCTACAGAGAGCCGTGGATTCTGAGGTGTTCTGATGCCCCGAATCACTCATCACTTGTGGGTCTGCCCCTTTGGCCACACTAACCGGGATTCCTTCAAGGTGTGTAGCACCTGTGGATTTCAGCACTTTCAGCGGAGCGCTCAGGTAGCTGCCTCTGAACGAGTTGTGATTTACTTCAACCCCGCCACGGGGGAGCACCGCACACCTGCCCGCAACGATCTGTCCATCCCTGAGGTCTACGCCAATCAAGGATTCGAGCGCCGTGAGATCATGCGGATGACGGACTGGGAGAAGGAGAGTGGCTTGGTGCATGAGGCCACCAACTTTCACCCCGGCAATGAGGCAATTCCAGATGAGCCCCTCATACCTAAGCCTAAGCCGGAGGTCATCCGAGAGCTTGTTCGGGATATGGCTGATGCTATTGCGTCAGGTCCCTTTACAGGGGTGGAGAATCTGCTATAATCAGGTCAAGTGCATCTCCTCTGACCGGACGGGTGGCAGGTTCCTTAGTGGGCTCCTTCCCTGCCACCCTCATGTAATCATTACATCCTGACCCAGATCGTAGTATAGTCAAAGCATGGCAGACTCCTTCTATGATCTTCCCCCTCTAACTACGGATGAGGCTGAGCCTGGGACCCGTGAGTTTGAGATTGTGCAGTGGTGCGATGCTCGACTACAGCGTGGTATCCGCTTCATCGAATCCCAAGTGGGGTATGACAAGATTTCCGTTGCGATTGAAGAGATATTCAGCTTCGAGCGATCTACTGTAGCCAGCTACGCCCCCATCCCGCAGTCAACCCTGTCCAAGACGCGGGCCAACTTGGTAGCTAAGATCGGGGAGGATCTCGTAGCGGAGCTGACAGATACCCGTCCGTTCTGGGACTACAAGACTAACAACCCCAAGTATGAGGCCCAGTGCCGCTTGAATAACAAGTCGGCTGAGGCGTGGTACACCAAGCGTCTAATCGCTCTCCGACTGGGGGACGTGATGCGGTACTACACGGTGGCGGGCACTGGTGTAGCCCACCTGTACTACTCCCGCCAGATTCAGGATCAGATGGTGGAGGCAGAGGACCCTCGCAATGTATACCCCATAGATCCCCTGACATACCACACATTTCAGGACTGCAAGGGTGTTATCGTGCGCCGTCCCCGGACGCCTGATTGGGTCAAGGAGGAGTATAACAAGACTGTTGCTCCAGATATGGGTGGGCAAGGCACATTCTTTGGCTGGTTGCAGCGCATTGTGCAGGGTCCTGGAGAGATGGGCGGGCCACTCTCCAAGAAGTCCAAGTCGGATCAGCAGATCCCTCATACTCCCACGGTCTTTGTGAACACGATGTATCTCAAGGACAAGCGCAAGAACAAGACTGGGAAAACAGTGCGACTGGGACCATGGAGAGAGGGCAAGCCTGACTCTCCCTGGTCGTATGAAGTCAAGCCAGGGCAAGCCCTGTTCCCGTTTAACCGCATGATCGTGTGGGGTGGTGGGGCTCTCCTATATGATGGCCCCTCTCCGTACTGGAGTGCCAAGTTCCCGGTGATTAAGTTCACCCTGAATCCGTGGCCGATGAGCTGGTTCGGTAAAGCTCCGCTGTGGGATTGCATCCCACTGCAAACCAGCATCAATGCCAATCTCCGCGTGATTGACGATCATGCAGCACAAGTGGCCCAGCCTGCCATCATTGGAGACCGGAATGTCTCCAAGGCTGAGATGAATAAGGCCAATAGCCGGGCTCCTGGCATGAAGATCCGCACGAACATGGCCAGCGGCAAGGGCATTCAGATAGTGCCCCCTGGACCTCTCGATCAGCTTATATGGGAGGTTATCAAGTGGTGCCAAGAGACCATGCAGAAGCTCTCGGGGACAGCCGATCCCAGCGCCATGGCGAATCTGGCTCAGATCCCCTCTGATGACACCATCGACACTATCATGAAGGCTATGACCCCCGGCATCCGCCTGAGGTCACGCATTCTGGAGGGCTGCTATACAGAGCTTGCGGAGATGTTCCTCTACAATAACGTGGAGTTTGACACTATCTCCAAGCGGGTGGCTGAGTTCGGCCCTAACGCTGTCACGGCGGAGGACTTTGACTATGTGCCGGGAAGCATGGTCCCTGATGATGTTCCAGATGGTAGTCCTGGAGATGTAGCTGCGGATATCAGTGCTCTTGGCGCGGACAGCCCCCGTCCTTTGTATAAGCGGGCGCAGGCAATGTTGTCCAGCTTCGCGTGCAGATTCGACCCCTCCAGCCTGCTAAACACTGCTGCACAGAGTGAGCTACTTAAGTACTTCATGTTAGCTAAGATGGGCTACGTCAGTGTCTTCACCCTGATGGAGAAGATGGGCTTCATGAACTTCGCCCCGCCTGATTTGGTGATACCTGCCGATGAGTTGAGCAGGCTGGCGCTACAGCAAAAGCTGGGGGTAGGGATGATTGCCAACGCTCAGGGCAGAAAAGCTACAGATCAGTCGGCCCCAGACATGGGATCTACAGGAAATGGCCCCACGATTACTACGAGCTAGAGGGGCGCGTCCTACCCAGAATCTAACTGGGCTGGCTATAACTTAAGGGCATTCATACCCCTCAGAGGCTATAGGTGTCACAGACTCGGACGCACAAAGTGTAATCATTACAGGTTACCGGATTGGACGCCCTGTGAAGAGGCCCGTAGCGGTAGTGCCTTCGCCTTTTCCTGCGCTATTTGGCTTGCTGTGGACTTACCACAGGGCCTACATCAAGTCCAACAGGCTGGTAGAGGCTACGCTTCCCCTAAGGGCTGCGCCCACTACGCCGTATCCCTCAGTGACTAAGGGATGTTTAGACACTAGGCAGGCTGGGTATCTTGGCACTTTGTTGCGATTCCCCAGGTTGTCCCTAGTCAGCCAATTGACTAAATAGTAACATCTCCCACATCTTATGTCAACTCTCCGTCTACTATTGTCTACTCTCGCTTAGAATCAACAACTTAGCCCAAATATTGCCTTGACGCTGACATCCCATCGTCATAGTCTCTGGACAGATGGCATACACCGGATCAATCACGGCGGGCAATGAGGACAATCAAAATGGGATCGGCGGTGCCAGCCCAGCGGCGGCTGGCCCACGGGTCCTGGGGGCGCGGCGTTTGTTCACCCCCAAGAATCCCGGCTCTCCTGGCAAGCTCGGTAAGTCATCCACCAAAGCCGAAAGTCTCTCTAAGCTGAGAGGCAAAGGAGCACTTGCATAATGGCCAAGCACGAAAAAGAGCATGAGGAGCGCATGAAGCGTGAGGAGCACATGGGTGGCAAGCACCACTCCAAGCATCACGGCATGGGCAAGAAAGAGGCCGGGTTCGGCGCGAAGCTCGGCAGGCACAAGGGAAAAATGAGCATGGAGGGTCCGCACTAACAGTGGCCCCATCCGGCACACCATCGTCTCCGGGGGCAGCGCCACTACCCCCTCTGCCCAACCTCTCTGGCGGCGGGACTCCTGCCCCTGGGGGCTCATCTCCAATGGCGGGTATCATCTCTGGGGTGGCCCCCGTGAAGGCTGCGGTGGATCAGATATTGATGGCGTGCAAGCAGATTGTGCAGAGCAAGGCTGTGCCGGGGGCAGAGCAGCCTTGTAGCCAGATTGAGGCGCTGGCTACGTCTATGCTGCCGATGGCCGTTCAGGCCGCAATGCAGCCCGGCCCAGCTCAGGGTGGACTCCCCCCGGTCGGCCCTCCGCTGGGTCCGGGCGGCCAATGAGTGTAATCATTACAAAGGGAAGAGAGGCCCTTTAATATCATGGACATCAACGAAATCATCGCGGCAGTGACGGAAGGGCTACCGGCCGATCAAGCGGCGTCCGTTCGTGCCGCCATCGAGAGGGATGCTGTCAAGACCAAGGTGGCAGGTTGGAAGCAGCAGAGTGACTACGAAGCTCTCCAGCGGCAGCAGGTGGCTCTCCAAGCGGAGTTGGATGGAGCCCCTGACAAGCCGGGAACGCGAGCTTATGCCAAGTGGTATCAGGAGAACCTGCCCGCCATCCAAGCCTTGCAAGAGTCCGTGAAAGCCTACGAGACGAAGTATGGCAAGCTGGACGGCTCGACTACTCCGACTACCGCCCAGACGGCGGCAGGTCTGACTGCTGACGAAGTGCAGCGGTTGGTGGACAGGGGCATTCAGGAGCGGTATGCCCCTCGCTGGTCTGAGCTGCTGGAGGGAACCGGCAACTTGGTACAGAAGCATATGTTTGCTGGTCGCAAGACCCCCATCGACTTCAAGACCGTCTCCAAGCTGGCTCAGGAGAAGTACCAAGGCAATCTGGAGATGGCCTACGATGAGTGGGACAAGCCGGAGCGGGAGAAGACGGAAGTGGCAGCTCGGGAATCTGAGATCAAGCGGCGTGTGGATGAGGAGTTGCAGAAGCGCGGTGCGTCTGCTAACTTCCCCGCAGGCGCGGATCTGACCCCCGGAACTCTCAGCTCTCGCACGAAGGCTGAGACGGAAAAGTTTGACAAGACTGCGTTGGTCAGGGATCTGGCACAAGGCTGGAACACCAACGTGCAGTAGACGTAATCATTACATTTTGGAGATAACATGCCCGACCTTGCAACACAACTCACAGTAACCACTCGGCGGTACATCGACACCAACCCCGAGATTCGGGATCTGGTGTTCAACCATGACCCCACCATGAGCATGATCGGGGAGAACTGCCATGAGGAGGTGATGGGGGGCCTGAACTGGAATGACACCATCGACTACGATGTCCAGGATGGTGGCCCTTACTCCAAGGGTCAGGATCTCCCCGCCGATCAGAGGCAGTTGGAGCAGGCGCTTCAATTCGTGCCCAAGTTCAACACCATCATGATCCCCTTCTACAAGGAGGACATCAAGGTGTTCAACGTGGCTGGCGACCCGCTTGCAGTCATCAACTTGGTGACAGCCCGCGTGGACTCGGCTTTCATCCAGTTGGGTGAGCAGTCTGCTCTCCAGCGCTACTTGCAGGGCCAGTCCGCAGCCTTTGTCAAGTTCCCCAACGGCCTGCTGGAGGCGTGCAGTGACGGGGCCACCACCGGCTGGGATGGGGTCGCCGGGGGCTATCCCATGTATGGCACCCTGACGCGCTCCCTGTATGGAGGCCGTATGCTGTCACCGGCCCCCTACAACTTCGCCGGGGGTCAGATTACCCTCCCCATCATGGAGCAGCTCTACCAGAGCGTGAACTTCGGCTCCGGCAAGTACGAGTGCAACGTCATCACGACTACCCCCATTGGCTACGGATTCATCCGCAACAACTACCAGACCCAGCAGCGGTTCCAGAACGTCTCCGTCGGCAAGGCTGGATTCCGGGGCCTGGAGTACAACGGGGCCACGATCCTCCAGACGCGCCTGTGCCCCGGCAGCTACCTGATGCGGCCTGCCAACAATGCGGCAGCTACCAACCCCAGCACGGCTGGAGCGTCAGCCATCAATGGCACCAATGATCGTGTGGACGTCCGCATGTTCAACTACGCCGCAGGCAACAACGCCACCAATTACCCCGCTCCCTACGTCATGTGGGGCAACGGAGCGGGGGGCGCGGGCACCGGGGCCAATGTCGGGGGCACGTATCCCTTTGGCGAGACCATCTGGTTCGAGAACATCCGCAAGCCGATGGTGAAGTACCGGACCTCCAAGAGCAAGCCCTTTGATGGCAGCTTGGACGATGACGGCTTCATTCCGTCCGCGGGCAATACCAAGCTCGTCGGCAAGGTGCTGCTGGCTCACAACTTCTCGATCCTGCCGGGCTACGTCTGCTACGGCTACAACTTCCAGAGCTAGAGGGGAACAAAGGAGAACAAGATCATGGCACAAGTCTATCCAAGAATTGCGAATCCGTTCATGCCCAATGGCACGCCGGATAAGACCAACTCCCCTACCCCCTTCTATGCCCCCGGCGAGATTGGAGGGGCCTTCAACGATCAGAGCACCGGTGGATCCTACCTCCGTGTGCTGCTGGACTCCGGGGCCACCTCTGCTACGCCAGTCGGCGCTGTGGCGGCTGGCCAGATCGCATACTGGAAAAATCGGTCCCAGTCGCTCGTTACCAACGACTCTCGCTTTGCCGATGTCGGGCCGAGTGGGGCAATCAATCGGGTGGCGGGTATATTCCAGACGGCGGTGTCCACGTCCCCCGGCGTCACGGGCACCGATGGGCTTCCCCAGCAGTACGTCTGCGATCTGACTATCCAGAAATTGGGCACCTCCGTTCAGGCCGCATCGGCTTTGGCGGGTGCTCAGGCCACGGTGGACACCACTGCCAACACGGCCAGAGTGGTGTACACTACGGGCGTGAATACGGCCCCTGTATCCCAAGTGGTGGGCACGTTCACCTCATCCACCATCACCAGCAATCTGGCGACCGTGGACGTGAACATCGGATTCGTGGACTAAGGAGCGACCATGGCACTCGTTACGTTTGGTACGCCAGCCGTCCAGCGGCATGTAGTGGGCGATCTGGTGGTGAAGTTCTTTGTGGTCAATGGGGCCAGCGGCTCTACTCTGCCCACCGGGATAGCGTCCCTCCTGTTCGTGGCTCCCCAGCCCTTCTGTCAGGCCGGGACAGCCAGCCTCATCACAGGGCTGTCCGTGTCCCAAGGCACTATCACCTTCACGTCCTCAAACACGATGGTGAATGAGGTAGTGATGGTCATTGGCCGGGAGGGCTAAATGGCTGAGAAATGGATAGGGGAGATGCACATGAAGAAAGGTGCTCTCCACAAGGAAATGGGAATCCCCGAAGGCAAGAAGATTCCAGAGGGCCGGTTGAAGAAGGCTGAGCACGCTGGAGGCAAGCTGGGCAAGCGGGCTCGACTGGCCGAGACTCTGAAGGGATTCCACAAGGGTTAAGGGTGCGGTGCGGGAGCGTCTCGGGGCTGGCTGTTGGACTTACAGCCAGCCCCACTTTTGCATATGGATAACTTAATCACACTGAGCAACCGTCTGCTCAATCGGTGTCCCGCAGTCGGCATCATACTTGCTCAGCAGATAGTCAACGACTCATGGCGTACTTTGCAGGCACGCCGCGAGTGGAGTTTCCGCCGCAGAGGTGGGACCTTTGCGCCTCCCACTTTGTACAGCACTGGCGCTGCCTCCACCAACGTCTCTAACGGTAATCCCACCCTCATCACTGGATCGGGCACCGCTTGGACCCCGCAAATGGTAGGGCAGCAGATTCGCATTGGTGGGCTGCTGTACCCTTTCTACACCATTGTCGGATGGCTCTCTCCCACTGAGATCTTAGTAGATGAGCCTTGGGCTGGGGTGGATGTCACAGCGGTAAGCTATACCATCCTTCAGTGTTACTACCCAGTCCCCTCCGACTTTGGGCACTTCTACGCTGTGACCTCCATTAAGGACGGCTACAGGCTGTGGACGACTGCGACAGAAGCGGATCTTGCCCTCCTCGATCCACAGCGCACCAACTTTGGACAGACTTATGCAGTTGTATTCAAGGACTACTCTCCGCAGTATGGCGGCGTGGTGGGGCCTGTCATATCTCTGAATGCAATTGGGCAAGCACAGGGCCAGGCGCCCATCTCCACCACGTCTACTGGGTATACTTACGTGACTGATGCCACCTATATAATTCAAATGGTGGGATCAGGGCCGCCTGGAACGGCCATTTTCCAGTGGATGCGGGCGGGGCAGACAGCTTGGTCTCCTATCCAATTCACTTCCAGTCAAGCTCAAGATCTGTCTGATGGAGTGCAGGTGTACTGGCCCAGTGCTTTCCAGTGCATAGCTGGGGACTTATTCATCATCAACTGCCAGTCTCTTATCTCTGCCTCAGTTCCCCGCTACGAGTTGTGGCCTGCTCCGACTTACAGTGCCTACCTCTACCCTTATATATACATTGCGAAGGAGATGGACCTCACGGTGCAGAGCCCCACGCTGCCGCCATTCATCGCCAATCGCGGAGAGGTGCTGCTGGAGATGGCGCTGGAGAAGTGTGCTGAGTTCCCCGGAGCCGATGTGGATCATGTGAACATCTACCATGATCTGAGACAGGCTCAGTACCACGCCAACAAGGTCAAGGACATGCTCATCGACCTGGAAAGGAACGATGAGGAGGTGGGTGTGACCAACATTGATTACCAGCTCTACCCGATGGCCCCCTCACCTTGGATGGATGGCGATTGGCAGCAGAGACACGCCCCATTCATGAACGGATAGGTTATGCAAGTTCCTGATGCTGCTGTATACGCCTGCGTCCCTACCTTAGCAGGCTGCCTCTTGTGGATAGGCAGGCAGTTCGTGATGGATGTTATCTCCTCTAGAGGTCCAAGAGGAGAAAAGGGGGACCCCGGCCCTGGGATGACGGTCAGAGACTATAAGGAGTTCAGCTCCTTCCTCATCGGCCAGTTGAATGGCCGCTACCTCATGGCGGGTGAAGCCAGAGAGCGGTTTGCTGCTCTTGAGTCGAAGCTGGACGACCTTAGGCTGTCGGTTGCTCTCCATCTTCGCTTAGAGGAGAACTCCAATGAACAGAGGGTGATTGAATCCCGATCTGGTACAATAACTTAGGAGGCTGTATGGCTAAGAAGACCGAAACGTACATTGAGGGGCCTGCGGAGCATCTGC